CTCGCCCGATGTTCAGTGTGGGGAATCATGCTCACATCACGACCGAGAGCATCAGCGAAACCTCAGATGGCTTTCGGCTGACCCTCGTGGACACGCTCCGAAAAGTCTGAGAGAATCCGAGGGATGGCACTCTTCGGAAGTAAGAAGCAAGACGCGACCCCCGCGTTCGCACACGCACCGCTTCAAGCTGCAGCAGGTTCTGCCTCACAAAGCGGACTGGGCCAGTTTTGGAGTTACACCGTCGGGGCGGCTTCAGAGCTGGCCTTGTCTGTGCCAACCGTATCCAGAGCGACACAGATGATCATCTCGCTCGTCGGCTCACTTCCCCTCCGCCACTACACGACACAGTTCAACGGCGAACGGTACGAAAAGATCTATCTTGAGAACGAATCATGGATGGACACCCCAGATCCAACCCTGACGCGTAACTTTGTCATGTCGAATCTGTGCATGGATCTCATGATGCGCGGACGCGCTTTCCTGTATGTGACATCACGCAGCTCTGCTACTGGACGGCCTCTCGCTTTCCAGTGGATGCCCTGCGAGATGGTGGACACATTGGATCAGCCCGGTCCGCAGTTCTTCGGAAAATCCAACCAGATCACATTCAACGGGATCAACATTCCGACACAAGATGTCATCCAATTCCTCGCTCCCGTTCAAGGGTTCCTCTGGACAGGTCGCCGAGTCCTAGAGACCGCCATTAAATTGGATCGCTCCGCTGAACGCTTCGCCTCCAATGAGATCGTCGCTGGATACTTACAGCAGACCGACTCGTCTGAACCTCTTGACGCTGAGTCACTTGGTGAGCTCGCTGCAGCATGGTCAAATGCGCGACGCGTGAACGCTGTCGGCGCATTGAACTCGGCTGTCAAGTACGAACAATTTGACACAGACCCCAGCAAACTCCAGCTTGTAGAAGCACGAAACTTCAGTGCACTTGAACTGTCTCGAGCAATCGGTGTCCCTGCGTACCTTTTAGGAATCGGGATTTCCGGCTACAATTATTCCAACGCGACACAGGCCAAGCAGGATCTCTATCTGCTCGGCGCGAAGCTCTACATGGATTGCATTCAAGAGACTCTCAGCGCCACCGATATTCTTCCGCGTAATAGGTTCGTGGAGTTTGACACCGACGATCTGATAGAAGATGTTGCAATGAATCGCTCAGAGATTGACATTGAAGAACCTGCCTCTATGCGAACCCCTCAGGAGATGCCCTCATGATTCGACTTACTGCTCAACAGATCACACTTGACGCTTCCGCCGATGGCGAACCATCACGCCAGATCACAGGCCTCGCCGTTCCTTGGAATGTCAAAGCGACTCTCTCCGGTGGAGAATCGGTCGTATTCCTTGAGGGCTCACTTCCCGAAGATGGCCCGATGCCGAAGCTCCTTGAATATCACGACGAGACACGCGTCATCGGACGAGTCACCGAGCGAGTATCAACCGCTGAGGGCATGATGTTTGTCGCCAAGTTAAGCGCGACCAGAGCTGCCGATGACGCTCTCGCACTGCTCGCTGATGGCGCTCTAGATTCCGTCAGTGTTGGCGCAGTGCCAACCAAGTTCAAACGCCTCGCAGACGGGACTCTAGAGGTCTCTGAGGCTAAGTTCGTGGAACTGTCGGTCGTCACCGTCGGAGCTTACGAATCAGCTCAGGTCTATTCAGTCGCTGCCTCTTCACCCGAAGAGGAAGCACCCGACGAAGAAAAAGAAATACCAACCCCAACCCAACCATCCGAGGAGGATGAAATGTCAGAAGCAATCGAAGCAGCAGTTCCCACTGCCCCCATCCAGTACGCATCACCGAAGCGCGAATTCAAGCTTCCCACCATTGCGGAATACATGATCAAGTTCGCTGCAGGCGGATCTGAGTTCGCTGAGTTCAACCAGCGCATCGTCGCAGCTGCACCAAATGTGACCTCGACCGACACACCCGGCATCTTGCCAGTGCCGATCGTGTCTCCTATCTACAATAATTTCGTGGCTAACTACAGGCCATTAATCACCGCAATGGGAGTCCGCCAGATGCCAGCATCCGGCAAGGTCTTCATCCGTCCGAAAGTCACCACACACACGACCATCGGCGCATCCAACGGCGAACTCGTCGCACTCGATTCAGGCACTTTCGTCGTGGACGACATCCAAATCACGAAGGCCCTCTATGGTGGCTATGTCAACTTGTCCGAAGAGTCAATGGACTTCACCTCGCCCGAGGTTCTCGGTGCATTGATTGACGACATGGCACGCATCTACGCGAACGCCACTGATGTCGCAGCTTGTGCAACATTTGAAGCAGGAGTTACCCAGACTGAAGCATTGACCTCAGGATCAACACCTGCCGATTGGGTTTCGTTCATCTACAACTCAGCAGAGCAGATCTTGACCAACTCAAACGGCAACCTGCCGAATGTGCTCGTGATGTCGCCCGCGTATTACGCGTCGCTCGGCGCACTTGTGGACGACGCTGGTCGTCCGTTGTTCCCGAATGTTGGCCCACAGAACGCAGTCGGTACCGGCGCATCGGCCTCAACTTTTAACGGCAACGCTTTCGGCTTGTCGCTCGTAGTTGACCGAAACTTGGTCGCTGCAGGCGGAAAGAACCTCTATGTCGGTGACAGCACTGGCTTCGAATGCTGGGAACAGCAACGCGGAGCCGTCAGTGTTGAACTTGCAGACGGTGCGCTCGGTCGGGTCATAAAGTTCAGAGGGTACTTTTCCTCCGTAATGATTGACGCGACGAAGTTCGTTAAGCGCGCCTGATCCGATTGACGAAGAGAGAGATCTGAACGATGGCAACCTTTACAGTTACGCATCACCAGCGTCTGTCAGATGTTGCTGTCGTTCAGACTCTCGAAAACACTGATATCGCTATCGGTCAAACGATCACGCTCTCAGGTCTAGGACATGGCCTCAACGGCTCACACATCGTCTTTGCAGTTCCGACCTACTTGTTCATCGGCATTGATGAAGAAGGGGACTATCTCTACGACTCGGATGTCATCATTCCGAACCAGCTCCTCTTTCAAGATGTCGGCGACGACCTTGATCGTTCAGCTGCAGATCCTGTCGGATCGCTCGTCTGGACTCAGACCTGCACATGGATCACAGTTAGCGATCTCACCGAGTTTCTCGGCATTAGCGGAGCGACCGCCAACGACACAGCCTTCATGACCTCATCAGTTAACGCCTCAAATGCATGGTCGTTCAAACGCAGAGTTCAGGCCGGCTATCACGACAGTCTCACGACCGTCCCTGATGCTGCAGTAAAAGCTGGAGTCGTGCTCATGGCTGCGAGCTTGTATCGAGAGCGCGGAAGTTTGGACTCCTTCAATAGTTTCCAAGACATGAACATCAGCGCACCTGTCGCTTCAATGGGTCGAATCAACCAGTTGCTCGGCATCAAGAGATCGCAAGTGGCATGAGATGGCAGGCATCTTCACAGACACGATTGACGCTGTCTCAGCGACGATCACAGCTCTCGGCCTTGTGCCGGTCACTGACCCTCGGAACGCTCGACCTCTTACTGTATTCATTGAGCTTCCTACTTTCAGTGCGTTCAATAACCAAACGGCGGACATCACGATTGATCTCCGAGTGTTGGGCGCGCCACCCGGCAACCAAGACACTACGGACTACATACTCGGAGTCGTTGATCAACTAATGGACTCCTCTCTCGCAGTCATCTCTGGCAGACCTACGATCGCACAGATCGGCTCTGCCGAGTTACCTGCATATGACCTCACAATTAGAATCGGCACTAGCCGCATATAAAAGGACAAAACAATGGCCACAGTAACTTACCTATCCAATCCCACCGTCACCGTCACAAGCCCTTCGGCGATGACCTTGACCGATCACTGCTCAGCTGCAACCCTGACGCTTACCGCCGAAGCACTTGAGAACACGGCCTTCGGTCAGACCTCACGCACCTTCACCGCTGGCCTCTACTCAAATGAGCTCACGCTGACACTGTTCCAGAGCTACGGCGCAACCGAAGTCGAAACCATGCTGAACACATTGTTCGGTGTCGAATCCACACTCGTCATCAGCCCTGCCGGCGCAACCGAATCAGCATCAAATCCTGAGTACACCCTGACAGGGTGCTTCTTATCAACCGTAACGCCGATTTCTGCGACCGTAGGAGAGCTTAGTGTCGTTGAGGCAGTCTTCATGGGCGGCTCATACGCCCGAGACATTACCTGATCTAGTAATCCGAACCCCGACTAGGAGAACCCATGAAACTCACACTCAGTGTCAGACTCGCCGAAGGCGAAACTTATCAAGTAACGACAAACCTTTTCGTTATCATTTCGTGGGAGCGTAAGTTCAAGCGACGAGCTTCAGATCTTGCAAGCGGGATCGGGATGGAAGATCTAGCCTTCATGGCCTACGAGGCCAGTAAACAGCAAGGTCATCCAGTCCCGATCTCATTTGATGAGTTCGTCAAGAAATTAGAAGATCTAGAAGTCGTGGAGACTGCAACCGCAGTCCCTACACAGGAGGCCACCGGCGACAACTAGCAGCTCTGCTAGTTGAGACTGGGTTCTGGCCTCCGACTATTACATTCGAGACAGATGATCTGGCGACTTGCGTCCAAATCATCAATGAACAAAGACGGAAAAAATAGTGGCAGCATCAGTCGGAATTGAGTATGACGGACTGAAGCAGGCTCTTCGTGAGATCGGCAAAATTGATCCTGCTCTTCGTCGGCAGATCACCAAGGACATCAAGTCCGCTGCAGACCCTCTCGTCTCTGCAATCAAAGACTCAATTCCTTCGTCGCCACCGTTGACCGGACAGAAGCACAACGGACGCACCGCTTGGAAGAATGAGTCAAAGAACATCGTCGTCAAAGTGGACACGCGCAAGGCTCGCAAACGCAACCTAGAACAAGGCGCACAATTCGAGTCCATCGGCACAGTCAGGATCACTGCAAAAGGTGCAGCTCTCTCTATGACCGACATGGCAGGACGAGGCCCGAACCAAACACGCAACAAGAACCCACTTCGAGCACGCCCAAACTTTGCTCAAGATCTGACCAGCAAACTCCGCACACCGTCACGCTTCGTCTGGGCTCGCTCCGATGACTTCATAGACGAGGTCACTAGAAATGTTGACAAGATCGTCCAAGAAGTGATGGGTCAAGCACAGAAAAGGATCGTGAAACGCTAATGGCTATCAACCTTCCCATCATCTCTGAATGGAATCCTGCTGGCATCAACAAGGCCATCAACGATTTTAAGAAACTAGAGACCACAAGCCAAAAAGCCTCTTTTGCTATCAAGAAGGCTGCAGTCCCAGCAGGGCTCGCTGTCGCAGCTCTCGGCGCTGTCGCTTTTGATGCTGTCAAAGCGTTCGCCGAAGATGACGCTGCAGCCCAAAAACTTGCCACCACTCTCGGAAATGTCACCGGAGCAACAGACGCACAAGTCAAGTCGGTTGAGGACTTCATCACAAAAACTTCACTCGCTGCAGCAGTCACAGACGACGAACTTCGCCCAGCTCTTGACTCGCTCGTCCGAGGAACAAAAGATGTCGCCAAAGCTCAAGAACTGCTTAGCCTTGCGCTAGACATATCTGCCGGTACGGGGAAAGACCTACAGGCAGTTTCCGACGCTTTAAGTAAGGCGTTCAATGGGCAACTCGGGCCACTCAAGAAACTAGATCCAGCACTCGCCAAACTCATTAAGAGCGGAGCTTCAGCTGACGAAGTATTCGCTGCACTCGGTGAAACCTTTGCAGGACAAGCATCTACCGCAGCCAACACGACCGCAGGCAAGATGAAGAACCTGTCAATTCAGATGGGAGAGTTCAAGGAGTCCATCGGTGCAGCTGTCGCTCCACTGGTTGAGAAACTTCTTCCAGCCTTGATGTCTCTCGGCAATTTCACTCGAGACAACACAGGACTCGTCGTTGCTTTTGGTGCAGTTTTGGCTGTACTTGCCACAACTGTTCTAGCAGTTAACGCAGCGATGAAAGTTCATGCTGCAATTCTTGCCATCGTTACCGTAGCTACAAACCTTCTGACCGCATCCACTTATGCGCTATGGATCGCTACAGGCGCAGCAGTCATCATCGCAATTATTGCAGCTCTCGTCGCACTGCAAGTCAAGTTCGACATCTTCGGAAAAACAGTCGAGG